GGGATTGCGGTGCGGTTGTGGCGTGCCGTAAGTATGTTATTTCGGTTGATAACGGCGATGATTGATATATAATTAAAGGCGGTAAAAGTATACCCGGTGTGTTTTCACACCGGGTATTTTTATGCGTTAATGTGGTGTTATAATTAAAGGCGGTAAAAGTATACCCGGTGTGTTTTCACACCGGGTATTTTATGCGTTAATGTGGTGTTTTATGCGCTAATGCTGTGTGTTGTTGCGCAGTATATTTCTGTGTTGTTTGGTATTGCGGTTGTGCATGAGATGATTCCTTGATGCGCGCTGTTAGTTGCCGCGTATAATGTGCCGGTATAGTAGTTTGAGCTTACGCAGTAGTTGTTTACTGTTGTTAGTCCGTAGCATGTGGCGATTATTCCGGCGTATGGTGTGTGGCTGTTTACTACCTTAAATTGGCAATTGAACGTGTATATTCCGTTATTGCACACTGATTCGCTGTGTATTATTTGCCCGTGATTATCTGTGCCTGTTACGTTGGCTTTCCAGTTGTTGTGAATACTGTTGCGGGTGAACAGTGACTCTGCGAACAATCGTAGTAGTTGTTTTTGTCCGTTGTCGTTTGGATGTATTGCGTCTATTGAATTGCTGCTAGTGGATGCCCAGTCTTCGCGTCCGTTGAGCCACTCCCATGCGTATTGTATTTCGTGTACGTTTGGTGTTTGCGCTATTCCTTCCTCTATTGCGTTTAGTGTTTGTGGTATGTTTGTGTGGTAACGGAACATACCGTTTACGCCGAGCACGACGGGCGCGACATGTATTTCCGCGTTTGGAAAGTTGTCTAGTGCGTATTTCAGCGTGTTTTTTACTGCGGTTGTAATGCTACTTGCTGTTTGCAGTTTGTCGTTTGCACCGCCCGCGATTATTATGTGTGTTATTCTTGTTTTGTTGTTTACTGCTTGCAATTGTGATAAAAACGTTGGTTCATTTACATAGCCCGCATTGTTTTGCGACATGTTTTGCACGGTGTCCGCACCTATGTATGATTTGAATTGGTTCGCCCATGACATTGCTAGGCTTGACGCGCCGGTTCCGTAGCTAATCGAATCGCCTATGATCGCGATATTTGTGTATGTTTTTCGTTTTAATTCGATATTTGAATATATGCTATCTATTTTCTGTACGGTATTGTATAAGTTGGTTGCGTCGCTAACGCTGTTCGCGTGCAGCGCGGTTAGATTTGCATTTATTGCGTGTATGTTTGAATTTATTGTGGTAACGGCTGTTTTATTGGTTTGCGCTAAGTTCAACGCATTGTCTGCGGTTGTGTTAGTGTTGTTTATTTTGTTTTTAAGCGCGGTGGCGGTTGCGGTGTCGGTCACGCCTAACGCGGTTAGATTTTTGTTGTTTTTTTGTGCTGTTTCTAAAGCCTGAGTTGCTTTACCGCCCGCAGTGTTTACGTTACTGTTGATTTTGTATAAATTATCGTCGATAATATCCATTGATACGTTGTATTGATCGTTGAGGTTGGCCGCGTCGCCGGTTTGATATTTTTCGAGATTGAAGTTGGTTGTGTAGTCGGTCATGTTAGTTGTCCTTTCGGAGGTTTGTAGGGTGATTTATTTCTTCCTGTACTTTTAGTTGGTGGATGATGCGATCTAGTGTGCGCATTGCTGCGTTGTATCCGTCGCGTAGGTCGGCTAAATCGCCGGTTTCGTATAATGGTAGATGATAAAACGGTGTTTGTGAAGCCATGAGTGTACGCCTTTACTCGGTTGGGGGAATTGGATAACCCTCTGCGGTTTTTTTGAGTGTACTAAGGTCTGTGACGGTGAATATTTCCGTGCCGGTACGGTTTAATATGTGATTGAGTGTTGTTCCAAGCGTTTGCGCGTTAGTTCCTGTCAGGCCTAGCGCGTCTATAAACGCGGCTAGTCCGTCCGGTAACGCGTTGTTTTTTAATGCTAAGTCTGCTTTATCGCTGACGCTTTTTATTGCCGCGTCGATTTTATCCATTGACCCGTTGTATTGGTCAAGTAGATTTGCGGAATTTCCAGCTTCGTATTTTTCCAGTGCGTAATTTGTAGTGTTAACCATGATTTACCCTTTCATGCTAACGGTGAATATTGTTCACCGGTTGTCGGATTAGTGACACGTGGCGTGGTATCGTCGAATATGGTAAGGTTGCCAATTGCGGACGTTTCGTCGGTTCGGTGTTCGGCTAGTTTGTCGGTGTTAATATCGGCTATTTGCGTGACACGCGCGCCATACACCGCTAGTTCGCGGTACAAATCACGAAGCGCGGTTTTACTGTCAGTATATTCGCCCTTTGTAACGTTCCATACTAGCTGTGTGTTTCCTATGTGTTCGATTTGTTCTTGCAGTTGCGCTATGGCCGCTCCGTAGTCGTTTATGTGCGCTTCAATGTTTTTTATTCTTGTATCGTAGTCGTTCAATGTTTTGTTTATGTCGGTCACGATTTCGTCAAGATACGCCGTTATGTGATCGATTTCGCATGCAATGTGCTTTATGATTTCTTCTTGACTTTTAGCGTTCCAATAGAACGCGGGTATGGCGGGCGTGTACGGCCATACCGAGAAAAACGGGAGTTGTGGAAACATGTGCATTATCCTTTCAGTAATTGTTTATGTTGATCGTCCATAATGGGCTAAAACATGTTTCAAGGTGTTCAAGCAACAGTACGTCAATATCGACGTATTCGCCGTTGCGTATGCGATTGACTTTGTCCATGAAATCACCGTTGGCAATCGTCTCGTATTGATTATCCGTCGCGTTGCTTGCGTAGTCTTGGTTTTCAGCCAATTGCGTGGCGGGGAAATCACTGTAGACTGTCCGCATTTTATGCCATATGTCGCTATCACTGAGAATTATATCAGGATTATTGCTTACAAGCGCATAAAGCGGGCGCAACGTCGGCATGATTTCTTGAATAAGACGTAAAAAGTGCCGTCGCCATTTTGACGGTGGCATAACGCCTAACTCCCTGTCATAGAAACGATTCTCGATTTTCTTGCAGCAGCGCGTGTATTGCGTGTCATCATAGGCAATGTCCCGCCATGACCATGCGGCATTATTCCAGTCAACACCGCCCGGCACGTCAAGCAGTTCGCCAAACGTGTAAGTCATCACGCCATGAAAATCGTCGTACGATTCACACGGCTGATAATGGTTTATGTCATTCTGCATTGTCATCGTCGTTCAATCTTTCAACGTCCGTCAAGTAAGCGTAGTTGCGAGAAACATTGTCTTCGTTCCATACAACCTGTATCGGTTCCTTGAGGTATTTTCCAAATCTTGTGTTGAGAATGTCGCACGCGGCACGCCGTTCCTCCAATTCGCTGAGCGCGCGTAAATCGGTCGGTTCGCCGTAATCGTTGATTTCGTCGGCGGTCTGCCGTTCCATTTTCAACGGAAGATTTTTAATGCCCAACGATTGGTAGAACGCGTTCCAAGTGTTCTGTATATCGTTCTGCAATTCCATGCCGATATATTCGACGTTGGTTTTCAGCACGTTCGCTTTCATAGCATCGGTGAAACCCGGTGTCGCCATGATAGCCATTTCACCGCCTGAGATTTGCTTAATAACGTTAATGCCCGCCGTCTGTTGTCCGGCTGGAACCTCAAGAATGAACGGCGTTTTCTGGTTGAAACGATTCTGCCGCCGCGTCATGTACAAATCTTCTATCTCATGCGCGAAAAACTCAATCGTCGGAACGAGCGGCGTACGAGCGCGATTAGCGTAGATGAAAACACCATTGGAATTGTTAACCGGAAAACGCCAACCGTTAATACCGTAACTATCCCATTTCTTCGGCTTGTAATAGACGTTGAAATTCGAGGTAGGCACCGCTTGCGTGCTGAAAAACACGCCCGGTTTGCTATGCGGAAACGCGATCGTGGCGTAACCGAAATACAATAGATTGTATTCGAGAAACCACGCGTCGCATGTTTTCGGCAGATTCAACCACTTAAACCTTGACAGCGCAATATTTAACATTTGAGAATGCGCCATCGAATACGCTTGCGAGTTGAGCGCTTGTGATTGCTGCCACACCGGCGCGCCACGTTCGCCCATTTCCGCACGAGTCAACGGCCTTTTATGCGTGCGTTTACGTCCCATACTTTCCTACCTTTATAGATTATCGTGTGTGAAGTCGCCGCCGACTTCCTCGGGTTTCGTCCATATTGTAACACCGTTGCTGAAAATATCCCTGATCGTCTGCAATTGCTCGTTTTGCGCAAATGGACAGATAACCCATATGTCCGCGCATTGCCAATACGCGAAATGCTTGCAAGGCGTCAACGACGGACGGCTGTAAAGTTTGTTGCTTGCGATACCATAGCGCAGCATGTAATCGCCCGCCGCAGCTATCGCGCCGTTGTCTTCGGTGACGATTTTCACAGTCATGGTGTCAAGCCCCGTGGCCTGTCTGAAATTGTCGCCGCCATATGCGCCAACGGGCTGCGCGGCATGGTTGAGTAAGTCGCGCCATGCGGCGTTCACGTTGGAACGCGTGTTTACCATGACACGTTTAGCGTTATCCACACTCTGATCGCGTGACGCCGCCGCGTTCGCGTTCGATGTGTCTGCGTTGTTGGAAGCAATGCCGCTGTTCGTGGTATTGCTTGCGTTTGTGTTGTTGGTGTTAAGCGCTGTGGCTTGAATGTTCTGCGTGCCCGCCATTGCGATGCTGACGCTATTGGCCTGTCCATTGTATTTTTTCGCGGTGAACGCTGCTGCATCATTGTACGCTTGCTTGTAACCGGCTTCCGCCGCCGTCTTGGACGCACCGGTGGCGAAACTCGCGCTTGACAAGCCGACGCTTCCGGCCGCGCCGAGTCCCGCCGCCACCATCGGTGCCGCCGCGCCGCCCGTCGCCGCCGTAACCGCTATGCCGGTGGCCGCGGTGCCTATCGCGCCAATTGCGGCTGTAACGGTGCCGATTGCGCTTGCTGTGATTTCCGTATTCACGAGTTGTGTTGTCAAATCTAAGGTTGCCGTATTCATTTCGTCGATTTTGTTATTGGACGCGGTGAGCAACAGATTTTGCTGTGTTACGTTGTTTTTATAGATTGCATTGGATGCGGCGTTTGAATTGGCTGTAACGGTGGAATTGAGCGCATTCGATAGATTCGTGTTGGCAATGCTGTTCGCGTTGCTTCGATTGGTGTTTGTCAATGACACATTGGCCGAGCGCGCGCCGTTTTCATATGCTATGATAGCGTTTTCGCGTGCTTGCGCGGTTTCTCGATTGTACGCGTCGGCGCGGTGCGCGTCGATCGCGCGACGCTGTAGCGCGTATGTTGGTATGTCGTGCGATATGAGTGTTTTGAGCACGTCCGCGTTCGGAACGTCGGCGGTAATGTTAGCCCCGTTAATGGCGCTAATGCTAATTGACGTGTCACCGTCGCCACCGATTCCGTCAAGCCATGCGATTTGTCGCAATATCGGAAGGCTGAGAGCTGTGATAGTCTGTACCGAGAGTTGCCCGCAGTCGGCGATTTCCACACGGGTTTTGTTGCCGATATTGTCGGAAACCTCTAAGTGCGCGTAGGGTGCAAGATATAGTCGTGTTATTTGCGCGTATTCACTAGCGTAGCTGAAATCATCGGTAGTCAAATCAATATCGGCTAGTTTTGTCCGTGCGCCGCTGACTGTATGCCATTCGACGCCGTTCACACTGATAGCGTTGTTAGCAAGTCGCATCATGCTTGCGGTAGCGACGAAAACCGCTGTGATCTGTGACATGATATGCGGATAATACGCGAAAAGGGTATCGAAATAACCGTCTGATATTTTGGACGATTCGAGCGCATACACGCTTACGTTGCTTGCAGTGAGATTGTCAACGGAATTATACGATGTGCCCGCGCCGGTGACGTTTGACGTGGAAATGTTTCCGGCACCCCACGAGAAACCGTTAACCGTGCCGTCGTTATTGCTGTATGTCGGGTCGCTGTCCGTAATGTTCGTACCGCGTATGCCACTCATTGTTTGCAATTGCCCGGGTGAAAACGTTGCGACCGCACAGATGTATCTTGTACCGTTTTGCAGATTAACCGGTGTACTTTTCCTGATGTTCGATGCGGCATTACCATAGTCAACGTCAGGAAGCGTGAAATCACGGCAATTCGCGCGCGGGTTTTTCAGCAGTTCTTGCGGTGTCATTTCCATTAATGGCGCGTGACCGCGTGTCAGCACCATTCCGTTAATTGTGGTGCTGTTGATATAGTCCGTCCATACGTCGCGCATAAGCGTGCATGTTGTCGTGTTCGGCGCTTCCGCGCGTACGGAAGTGATGAAAAAATGATACCGTGTCTGCACGTCGGTTTTCTGATACGGCGTATTGATAATATCATGTGAAAAGTCAACGACAATGTAATTATACTGTTGCGCCGTCATGTAAGGCACGGGCAATTTTATGCCGTCCGCGTCGGCGCGTGCGATATACATGTTCGTCGTGAGTTTGACGGTTTCGCCGTCTAGGTTGTCAAACCACATGTTTCTTGCGGTATCATCGGGGAATTTTACAACGTCGTGATAATCATCGTACCAATTCACGCGACACAGCTTAATCACCGTGTTTGGCGTCCAAACATTGTAGTCGAAAACGTTGCGGTACTGATCGTATACGTGCGTGTCCGTATCGGGGAACGCCGTTGCGTTTTGCAGATGTGGAAAATCCATATCGAACTCTTTTCTATATACGAAAAAATGAGTGGCGCTTCACATGAAACACCACTCATTTTATACCATAGTCAATTCAGGCTATTCGACGGTGAACGTGCATGTTGCGGAATGTTCCGTGGTCTTGCCGTTCGGATTGACATACGTGGCGGTGCCCGTCACGGTAATGACGTCACCGGCCACAAGGCCGTCACGCTGGACATGCAAGCGCGCTTGGTCATCGACGAACGTGTTAACGTTGAGGTCGAACGCCGCACCGTGCGCGTCATCCCCGCTTGCGGCATGGTTCGCCGCAACCTCGTACGTCGCCGCGTTCGGTGCCACCTGTATGGCGGTGCCGGTCGGCACGACGGTGGCGGTGAGCTTGGGCGTGAGCTGCATAAGGTCGCCCGCCTTGACGGTGCCCGTGGTTGAGGTCAGCGTGAAGCCGGTCACGGTTTGAGTCACAACCTTGATGGATGTGCCCGCGTCGGTGGTGAACAAGGCGCACGGCGTGAAAGGTGACACGCCATAAACGCCCCAGTGGTTGAGATACAGCGTATTGGAAACAGTTTGCGGATTGTAGAACTGCGTAGTGCCGTACATGGTGTCTCGCACCTGATACCAATCGGTCGATACAAGCAACGCAACCGCGCCATCGATACCAAGGCTTGGCACCTGAATAATACGATACGGCACGTCGGCCTTGTCCAGCTGGAACACGGCAGACAACGCGTCAACGTCGAGCGAAGCGAGATATTCCGGCTCGATCAGCAACACCATCTGCTGCGGGTTAGCGTACGCCGGAATATCGGTGATGTTCAACGCGTTGTACTGCGTTGACGGGAACTGCATGCGTCCGGCGGTCGCACGCAATGCCTTAAGCAACGTCTTGGCGGTTGTTTGGTCGCTTGGCACCGCGTCAAGATGCACCTTGTAGAAACCAAGATTCTGTTCGTAATGACGTATCAGCGCAAGCATGATGTTCATTTCGTCGTAATTGTCGGAATTACGTGGCGTTTCCATAATCTGCGCTACGAAACGATTCAAACCGAAATCATCCACGAAAGCCTGACGCAATTCATCGTCAGTCCATGAAATCGGGTATTGGTCACGACGGTTCATTTCATAGAACCAAACCGCCGTCTCGGGACGGTGCATCTTCAAAAGGTCTTCCGCATCATCCTTGTACCCGTGCGCCTTAATCCACTTGACCGCGATTTCCTGTACAGTCGAACCCCAGTACAAGTTTTCCTTTTTGAAAATCGACAACGGATTTTCAAACGGTGCGTTCTGCGCCATAACGGTGAGTCCGATACGATTAACCATATTCCAAACACAGTCGTTCAAATATTGGCGATTCATGGGGTCGAACAAGTAGCGCATCGTGTTCGCAACACCGGTTTGTGTCGCGCTTGGAATACGTTGCTGATAATCGTCCGTACCCTTGGTACGCACCTTATCCAAAATTGTCGCATTGTCTACAGCCATAATATTTTCCCCTATCGATTAAAGCGTGTAATCGAGGTTTTCCAAGTCCTCTGCCGCGGTCTGTGCGATTGCTTCCGCCGCGTCATCGTCGTTTTCCTTGACAGTCGCACCGTTTTCGACCATCTGCGCGACGGAATCGGTGAAATTGTCATATATGCCATCGATTCGTTCGCTGATTGCGTCCGTGCGGTCGCTGATCGCGCTCACCTTGTCAAGCACGTCGCGCAGCATGTCGCGCAAATCATCAAATTCGCCCGCGCGATGCGCTTCGTTTTCCGTAAGGTCATCGCGTTCGGCGGTGTCCCTTTCCTTGGAAGTTTCGTCATCCATTATTTTTTCCTTTCATATATGAAAAAGTCGTGCCGGCGAACGAATACCGAACCGGCACGACTTAAGAATAGCATACGTGCAACATGATTCACAACGATGGACGGCGCGCTTTTCCCTCACGGCCATATCATTGGCGGAGTCAACCGTGGTTATCAATGATAATGTTTTATCGCCCTCGTTACGGCACCTTGCGTATGCCGTGGTTATTTTACACCGAAATTTCTGAGCATTGCAATTACAGCGTGTTGCGTTTCCACCGTGTCATAACGTAGGTATCCTAATGCATAATATGACGTAAGATTTCTAATCAAGTCCTTTGCCACATTTGCCGTAAGGTAATTAAGTTTGTTGTCATCCGTCGTGATCGCGAAATATGGCACATGCGTGCCCGCATCATATTTTGAGGATGCAAAAACGTAGCCACAACGTAAATCAACATAAACGCCATACTCGCGCCGCAACCAACGGAAGACATACGTAAGTTTAGCGTGTTTGTGCGGCTTTTCAAGAAAATCAGTGTTATAGCGCTTGAATTTGTTTTTAGCGGTGACGTCAGCGTTATTTTTCATCATGCGTCCCGCAACGGTGTTTTTCGTTTTCTGTTCAGCGTATTTATCATCTTCAATATAATCGAAAATACACGTTTTACCGTCAAGCCATTGTAAACCAAACTCGGGCTCTAAGGGAACGTCATAATGTTTAAAATACGGATTATATGCGTCGCACGCATTACCCAATAAAAAGATTCGCGGTTTACGTAGTTTGCTATCGTCGGCACGTTCGCGCGTTACGGTGTCTACAAGATTAGCTAATTGTTCATACTCGTTCCGTAGATAATGATGGTATATATCGTCGGGGTCTATAATAATTTCATCCATGCAAATATTACGTACATTAACATATGTGCTTTTTTTCTTCTGCTGCTGTAATGATAATGGAATGAAATAACCACATGTCCGCCATTTTTTCTCGCCATTACGACGTATTTCAGCCACCTTGTTATGCACCCTAAAATCGTAGTCGGGAAAAATATTATCTTCTATTATCCTGTCAAAATATTTTGCCGCCACGTCGTTATTTTCCTCTCGATACCGTGTGACCTCAACAAAACAGATATTGTTTTTAATATAATCCTCCAGCATGTACCTGCGCACGCCGTACGTTTTACCAAGACCACGCGCGCCAATTATAAGATTTACGTCAGCATCGCGCGGCAATATCTGTGTTCTAAGCCGATCATAATAATATTTCGCCATCAATACTCACAATCATAGGTTTACCACCCCGCATAACAAGTTCGCGGGGCATTGTTTCTACAATTCGATTATACGTGCTTCTTAAATATATCAGATTCTCGCCGTTCGCCTGTTTATCCGATTCACCCAACCATCTGCCGGACGGATACAACGCTATCGCTTCAGGCGCGTCAACATGATATGTCGCGCCCCGATAATCGGTAACGGCACCGACGTACCTGTCCCATACATGCGGGCGGTTGCGTTGCAACGTGTGGCATATCTCATAATCCACCAACACGTCATAACCAAGCGACATTTGCACGGTTTCCGCGAAACCGTGCCCCGCATGCACGAGATCGGCTATAAAATCTTCAATGGTGTACGCACCGTCCGGTCGTGGGAGTCCGGCGCAAGTGACATGCGCGCGCCCGTTTTTGTCCAAACTGACGCGTGCTTTGTTCCACAATTCCATATGTTCGGCATAACGCGTGGCACCGCCGCAGTCCTCAACCTCGAATTTTCCGATATGGTCTAGCGTTGACGCCATGTCGGGCGCGGTGTTTCGGACGCGTCGCATGGTGCGATCGATTGCGTTTTCTATCGCGTTATGTAGTGGTTTGAGCGCGTCCAGTAATTCCGCGTCGCTCACATCGTCATCGCAACTGATTTTCAGGCTATCGGTGTCACCTCCCGTGACCGCTACGCGTGCGCCGAAATGACGGTATATCAACATCATGGCTATCAAGAGGTGCATTCTGCTGCCCGCTACGATTCGCATTCCGTACGTGTATAGGACGCGTGGTGTTTTCGGGCGTTTTTTCGCAAAATTCTCAGAAGTGCACACCGTGGCCTCATCGACTTCAAGTTCGCCGGTTTCCGTCACGCGATAATCCGCTTTCATAACGTCTTGTGCCTGTGTGCCGTATATGCCATTAAATTGCCCCTTAACGGTAGAGCTGTAATAAGATTGTAGAAATTTCATACTCAATTCACCTGTTTTCGCATCATGCGCGATACCTTCCGGTATCGATTCAGGAATATCCCCCGCGTATGGCACGCCCTCGCTATACCTCTTGATAAGGTTTTTCACATCTGTTTTACGTGCGAAAAGCATGTTAGATTGTAGAGTTACGTAATCGGGTGGAACAATCGTCTTAGTGGTTGCTTCACCGTATAATACATGCATTTCGTCAAATTCGTACACTTGCGCCACGTTCCACAATTCGATTTCATTGACATGTAATATGCATTCGTCCGCGCGATACAATTTGCCGAAAGCGTACGTTGGATTAACGGCGCTGTCAATGTAACCGTGCGCCCTAACGCTGTTTTCCTGTGCTTTCGCGCGTTCGTTGTTGCTGTAATCGGTATCCGCTTGCAATGTTTTCACAAACTTGGAACGTGGACATATTGCAATTCCCCACGAGTCGAAACATGTGTTTTCGCGTAATCTGAGATTCGTAAATCGTACCGCCGTATGTAATCCTGTAAGAAACGGGTCATCATAATTCTGTAACACATCTTCAAGCGACGTATTAACAATGCGTTCGCATACGATTTGCAGAATATCCGTAGGCACTGTAGCGAATTTTACCGGCAGCCGTCGCCCGTTAATGAAAGCGTGATGCATCGACGTAACATCCAAGGACGCGACGTTATCCACGACAACACTAGCGGTTTTAGCGCTCGTAAACGTCAAACCGCCACGGAAACACGCCTTACGCAGCGCATACGATTCATAGCTTTTCGGAAATTCCTGATTGCACGTCATCTCGAAAGCGCGTTGCAATGTGATTTTCTTACCACCTTGCAGCATGACGCGCCGTCCGCCGATCTCACGGCGTGCCATCTGCCGCACAAGCGACGTCTTGGTAAGCACGCGGCACCCCAGCATATCAGGCGTAAGCCAATGATTCGCACGCAAAAGCCATTGCAGATATCGCGGAATTACCTGTACGTCACGCCGCGCGTAAAACAATTCTTCCTCGGTCAACGGAGTTTCGGGCGTGCGCACAAGTGAGTAATCCCAGTCGCCCATCGCTTTCGGTAAACCACATGTCTCGCCCATCGCGCGCAGCCCGCCCATTTCAAGATAAAACGTATCCCAAAAACGGCACACCACATTATCGCCTACGCGCAAATCGAGCGTGTACACGCTTGTAGCGGTCTGCGCATTGACCTCAATCGCGTACGACTGTGCCAATTCCAACATAAGAGTTTGCATGTCGAACATAAGGTTATAGGCCGCGATTATCGGAATATAATCGTGCGTGCGCCCATAGTCGATAAGATTATCAATGTATGTCAACGCTTCGGACGTGTGCCGGTAAAACCGTACATCGTCCGTATCGGAATTGTACGATTCCAGCGGTGTGTTACGCAAATCGTTGAAAATGTATAATATCGGGTATGCGCGTGTTTCGACACCTTCGCCAATATTCGTTGTTTCGGTGTCGAATATCGCCGCTACCTTAAATTTCTTGCGTTCTTTCATCGTATCACGTCGGGTGAAACCGCTAATAGCCATATCGGGCTTCCGCCGTCAACGTCCGTATAATCCTCTAATTCGCCCGTATGCGTTTTCATACGTTCGGCATATCGCAAAGCTTTTTCGTTGCGTGCCATAATGATATCAAAGAGCTCGCTTAATGAATCAACGTCATATGCTTTCATGATAGCTTCAAGCCGTTTGTTCGGCGGAACGTTCGATTTCTGCCATATGTTTTGTGTATATCGCCAAAACACCTTGACTTTTTCCCGTCCGAGATCGCCCAACGCGCTCGGCATTCCCTTGGATGCCATACGCATTTCCTCGCGAAAAATGTTGAACGAACGCGCGCGCTCCCTCGCACGCCCTTTACCGCCACGCACGCCGCTCACCTGTTGCACAAGTTTATCGGCGGTTTCGTTCGCACGCTGATACAGTTCATTCCGCATGCCGCTATTACGGACACGCCCGACATACGTATGTTTCAGCTGCGTTTCAAGCCGTTGTATGTAAGCGCGCCGTGCGTTCGCTTCGCTTTCAGGCATGTTATTGGTAATGCTTTTTTTCAAACTGTTGATCGCGCGACGTACGCGCTTGCGTTTCGCGGTCAATACATCCGCTTGTTTATGCGCTCTAGGCATGTTCACCACCTCATAAAAAAAAGTGCCATAACACGTACGGCACTTTTTTTGTTTCATTCCACACTACTTGATTTCAAGCGATTTCGTGGAACGACCACCGCCCAACGGGGTCTGCTTGACTGCAACGGTGATACCGTCCGGCGCGTTGAAATCGGGGAACATATCGTAGATATCCAACACACTGCGATAGATTCCCTGTGACTGACTGAAATACGTGTTGCCGTCTTTTCCGAAAAGATAGACGTTTGCGCATTTCTGTCCGGTCTGAGAACGTACGCCCGGCGCGATGTAAACCCCGACAACCGTCAACGGTTCCGCGCCGCGTCCGTTCAGCGACAATGCGCTGTTACGTGCGTTGACGATGGCGCGTTTTCCCTCGAACGTGCTGTTATCCATCGTGCAAATATAACGATAGTTGTCAGCAATGTTCTGTGCGGTTTCGTTCGCGGTGGTGTCGTTCATCTGTTCGTTTTTCGCGTTCATTTCAGTTCCTTTCAGAATTCATTTTCTTCGTTGTCGTTGCCGTTGTCGTTGCCGTTGTCGTTGCCGTTGTCGTTGTCGTTATCAACGTCGGAGCCGGTAACGTCAACCGCAACACGCTCGGCATGCTCGATGAACGTATCAACGTCCATGACGTACACGGTTTTATCAACTGTGATATCGTCAACCAACACGTTAACAATACCGGCATCCATAAGCGTCTTCACAGCCATTTCAACGTTGCGAACGTTTCCGGTGGTATGGAACGTCTGTGCTACGCCGTCTTGATCATAATAGCTTATGGTGCTGTCAGATATTACTTTACGAATCTTTCGCATGTTTATTATCCGTTTCTATCTTTTTACCACCTATTTGATGGCATAAATATTTATAGCACAATAATCGGCGTGCGCAAAAAGCAACACGCCGATTATTGATATTGATTCTCAATAACGCAAAATCTGCCCCGGATAAATCAAACTCGGATTAGACAAACCGTTAAGCGACGCAACACGCGCCCAATCACCGCCGAAAATCGACCACAAAGACTCACCGGACACAACCGTATGCGTACGCGCCGTATCCGGTTGTGCAACTACGCCACCGCCATAACAAACGGTTTCACCCGGATAAATCACAGCCGGATTACCCGACGCGTAACCGTACCATGACTGCCACGGCAACAAGCCCGTGCGCTCGGCAATGCCCGATAACGTGTCACCCGACGTGACCACCACGCAAGCAGACTGCGCGACATTACCACCGGTGTTCGTTTCCGGCGCGGACACATTCGCACCGTCGCCATGCGCGTATGCATCCCACTGCCATCGTTCGCCCCGGAAATAATCCAAGTCCAATCGTCCGGCATACCCTGAAACATATCCGTTCGACGTGTACTGCCGCATGGCTTCGCCATACGCACCATACAGCCACGGTATTTCCTGATAACCGGTGACAGCCATTGACGCATACTGAGCAACCCATACACCGCAATGCGCCCGCACATATGAAGTAAGCTGCCCCAGCGCTGACGCCTGAACATACACAATCGGCCACACCTGAGTACGATCATGCACATGACGTACCCACGTTTCAATCCACGCGCCATTACCAAACTGCGGATTGTCCTGAGATTCCCAGTCCAAAACAAGCACCGCGTTACCGACGTATCCGCGCACATTATCTATGAAAAAGTCAGCTTCCGCGTTCGCGTCGCGCCCCATCGCGTAATGATACACACCGATACTCTTGCCGCTATCCACTGCGCGCCCGAGCTGATAGTTCGCTGCCTGATTCACACCGTTAGTCAGACACATGTTGTTGAAACCGCCTACGCCCCATGTGGCACCCGCCACAATAAAATCAGCGTCAACCGCTCCCGTATCAATATCACACTGCCAATTGCTCACATCAACACCGCGCATATCCGCACTAGCTGAAGGCGCAACAGTCAGCATTAAGGCACAAACACAAGCTAACGCGCTACGCCATATTCGAGACATCACTACCCCCCTTGTTATTCTCAAGCAATGCAATAAGTTCTTCCGTCAACACATTATTCTTTGTCATCAACTCATTAAAATCGCTGAACGTCGTGGCGATAAACCACGCCATACCACAACACGCGACAATCGGAAACCCCACACTCCCGACAACGGTTACAATCGTACTAATATCCATCAAAACGCCTCACAAATAAAAAAGGTCATGACACATCAAACGACATGCCATAACCAAATATATCATAATCGCGTGGCCTATCCGGGAATTGAACCCGGCACGCACATTTTATAAGAATGCCGCTCTAACCAACTGAGCTAATAGGCCATTTATCTCACCCTTCCCACAATCCCCGCCGCATCAAATCAACAATATCACGACAACACGCAAACACATAATCAGATACAGTCGAATCACATTTAAACGACTTCGTACTCACGCCGACAACCTTAGTACGACGTTCACCACGAACCCTACAACCCTTAACAAAATCACAACTATTACGCTTACAATGCACGATTAATTCACCTTTCACAATCACCAATAATAAGATACCCTAAACAGACTGCACCCGGAACGTGAAACACGCCATCGTCAAGTACATCCCTAAGCCCGTATACGTCAATGCAATCAACAAACCGAGTTTGTATTAAGCAATCAGATGCAATGTCAACAAAATACACAAATACATCATAAATACTGTTCACATTAAAATCGATTGAATTCGACAATGCTTTAAAATTCATAAAACTCATTTTATTTTTCCTTTCATCGAAACCGATACCCCAATAATACCACACCGCAAAACACGACACGCCACAACCGCACCGCAATCCCACGCACACTTCCGCGTACCACACCACACAACACATGTCAAAACCACACGGCGTGTCGGGTGTATCATCACCGCTTAATAGGAACCATTCTCAATAAGGGTTGTCTATC